TTAAGCGTGTGACACCATAACTTCAGCACCAGTCGGCGCGTAAGCGTAGACGCGGGTGGCGCTAATGCCGGGGAACAGATCGGAAAGCAAAGCATTGCGCTCGCCTTGACCAGGATTGTATCTGATTGCACCATCGTCGTCAGTCGGAGCCGACGCGCCTGCAACACCTTTAATTAAGATGTAATAGCCGCTGGTGTTTTGAAACGTGATACTGGTCACATCGGCATCTGTCAGTTGCGTCCAAGTACGCGATGGGACGATAAGTGTGGTATTCTGCGCCATGTCAATATCCATTCATTGGGGTTGAGGTAAGTATGCCAGAAATCCAGTTCTAGGGCAATAAATCACGCCATAGGCTTCGCGCGCATGCGGATTGATGAAGAACCAATACGCGCGTTATCGTTCTCAATACGCAAAGCCTCAAGCGATTGTTGCAAAAGGCTACCCCATGTCTGCACGCGAGCGTCGTCGTCCAAATAAGGGGCAGCTTCCATCAGCGCGCCGTAGAGATACACATCAGGCGCAGCGCCCAACAGCCAGTTTGTCGGTGCGGCATCACTCAGAGCAGGTGTCTGTGCGTAATACGCCAACTCGCCTGTGTAAGTCGAATCAGGCGCAGGAACGTGTTGTAAGGTTGATCCAACAACCGTGAAAAATTTAGGACGCCCACCTGAAGAAAACGACACGCGCTCCTCTGCGGCCTGATCGGGCGTGACGTATTCCAGCGTCGTGATGGGGGACGTGTTCAACTGATAGCGGATCGTCTGAAGCCAATCGGCTGGGACATCTTCATATTCAGTATCAACGTCAAAGGTCGTGCGCGACACCATTCGGTAATCGCGGATGCTTCGGTTGAACTTCGCTTCAGCGAGATCAATAAAAGACGGGATCACCGTTGTCAGGTCATCCCTCAATAGCCAATCTGCAATGGCCGATTGCAACTCGCTGTAAGTCGTGATCGGCATCTATACCGTCCCTTCGCGTGTCCTAAATACCCGATTATCGGGGTTGTTAAGCCATTTCTTCAAAGCCGCCGGATCGTCAGCGATACCTTTGGCCTTCAAAGAATAATACACCGAAAGCGGAATTGATGCGACTTTATTCACATCACCCCACTTCGTGCGCTTGTCGGTCATGTTTCGTTGCCGCGCGTTGACGGTGTCAACGTCAATGGTCTGCTCAGTTTCAACAGCGTACTCACCGTTGTCCTTTACGTGCCAATACTTCTTGATGCCCGTAGCGGGATCGGCACTAAAAAAACGTCTGCCCATACTCTCTCCGAAATAGAAAGGGGGCGTCCGTTAAGACGCCCCGCAATTTTACGAACTGGTGAGGTCGTAGATAGCGCCATGCGCTTCTTCGTTCATCACTTTCAGACCGAACTCAGCAAGCATCATGCCCTTCTCAGCGTCACCCGTCTTGGCAAGTTCCACCTGACGGATCGGGCGCAGGTAGCAGACCGCCGCATATTCAGGGTCCAAGACGAACGCATCGCCTGCACGCTGGAAGCGGTTTGGTACTACGGTGAGAGTGCCAAAGTCGGACATGTAAACGTCTGCCGCACCGACGATGGTGGTAGGGCCGTCGTTCGGTGCCATGTAACGTTGGGCTGCGATGCCTGCAAAGCCGGAAACGGCCTGCTTGTTGAACGCACCAACCATGAGGATCGACGGGTTGCCCCCAGCGGTCCAGGTTTTCTGCATGACATCTTTCAGCATTCCCTCAGTGAATGCGCGAGCCGTACCATCGGTACGGGCATCAGTGCCGTCGCCAGTTGCCGCAGTAGCGTCACCAGCTTCGCTGATGTTTGTCGCGATCCACGAAGGAAGACCAGCAGTCTCAGGTGCCGTGCTGGTATTGCCTGCAACGCGGGCGTTGTTTGCCAAAAGAACCGCTTCGATGTCACGCTTGAGTTCCTTGCCGCGCTTGGCGACTTGGTAAGCGACTTCGTTTGCACGACCTGCCTTGTCAACCTCTTCGAGGTTGTCCGCGATCACATAGGTGCGACGACGAATATGGGTATAGTTACCCAGACGGGTTGTTGCTGAAGTCGCGTCAAACGAACCTACGTCGTCACCATTGATGACGGCAGTGGTCGAAGTCGCTGCGAGCGAATCAGTCTGCCACTCAAAAAACGTGTTAGCCACGCTGTCAGAGCCGATGTTTGACTGAAACGGTGTTTCTTCTGGGGAGATGTTAGCGATGGTGTTCGCCAGTTCTTCACGAATACCCTTCGCGTCGAAGGTCGTGAAGGTGTTGGTCACAATAGCCATGGTGTTTGCTCCTTAAAGCAAGTTCTTGATGACGGAAGCCGCGTCAGAGACACGACCAGATTGACGGAGACGGTTTTGCGCCTTCTCCACATCAGAACGCTTGCGGGGCTGTGTCCCCTTGGAACCTGCTCTCATCGGCTTTGGGCCAGACTTGTTGCGCTCACCCTTCTGGGCTTGCGAAACCTTCTGTTTCCCGCGCTCAAAGAGCATGGCGTTGCGCGCCATTGCGACTATGCCAGCGTGGGTGATGCCACTCACATCTTGCTCACTGAACCCTTTAGAGATGAGGAAACCACGAATTTCCTTCGCCTCTTTTTGCGCAACATCCGCGTTGCGCCATTCAGGGATCATCTCCGGTAAACGCGCTTGCTCAGATGCAACTTGCTTCTGGACCTGCACATCAAACTGTTGCTGCTGAACTTGCGCTAAACGCTGTTGTTCCGCTGCCACAGCCCGAATTTGAGCCTCACGCTCTTCCTTGCCTTTGCGCCATTGACGCTCCAACTTCGTCGCTTCGATGGGGTTCTTTTCGTAAAGACTGTCCCAATCGGGTTCCGCTTGCATCTGCTGTTCCAGTTGCCGCCGCATGGCGGGTAGGAGTTCAGCATACTGCCCACGTTCTGCGGTAATCTCTTGTTCCAGCACTTCGACAGATTTACGCCGCTCGGCCAGTTCTTGAGACTTCCTTGTGTAGTCCGATTGCCTCGAATAGCCTGAAAGTAATTCGTCGAGCGTGACCTCAACCTCCTGCCCGTTCACCTTGACGGTGTAGACCGGAGCTTCGTCGGGTTGCTCTTCGTAATCACCTTCGCCAGCCCCTTCGCTGTCGTCGGTCGGCTCATAATCAGGCGCACCCTCATATTCACCTACGGGGGGTTCTCCCCCCGGCGCATCATCGCTCGACGCCGTATCCTCAAGGGGGGTCATCATAGCTTTGACTGCATCTTGTGCGGTTTGCAGGTCGCCGTTAGCGTTGTCTGCCATTTCGCTTACTCCATTATGTCACTTCGCGGCCTTTTCTGCAACTGCCCCGCTTTCAACGAGGATGCGTAGACGACGCCGCACAGCGTCTACGCCCACCTGTCGCGATTGGACAGCAAGCAACTCATCGATCTCGCCCAGTGGGATAGTTCGAAAATCGTCAAAAATCTCTTGCTGTATCTCATTCAAGACACCGACAAAGCCTTCGTCTTTAAGAAGACGCTTGGCCTCCCCCGCGTCCCGCAGGATTTGTTCCTTGGTTTTCTTCGCCACGTACAAACTCCTTAACCATATCTGTTTGGGCGCGCATGATCTCTCGCGCAACCCCTGCCGACTTGCGCACCTGTTCCACTGAAAGCTGCGCCCCATGCTTGGCTTCCAACTCAGCAGCCTTCATGTAAACGTCAATCTCCATCTGATCGCGCTCTAACTCTTCTTTCCGCATGCTCTCTTCGCGCTTGCGGTTCATCTCTTCGCGCTTCGTTTGGACATCCGCTTGGATTTGCAAGATTTGCGCCTGCACAAGCTGTTCATTCACGTCAGGCTCTTTAGGCTGCGGGGGTGGCGGCTGGAAGTTCGCCGGATCGTTCCAGAACCGGGACGTGTCCTTAAAGCCCGCCAGCGAAGTCATCTCGGTCAGCGTGTTGTAGAGCTTCGACATGTCGGTCAACGGATTGACCGCGCCCAACGTCGCCAGAGCCTCTTTCTGCATCTCACCAAGCTGTTTGAGCATGATCATACGCTCAGTGTCCGACCCGTTGCCCAGCGCCACGGTCGCGATGCAATCCATTGACGCATCCCAGCCGCGCGGATCAATCGGAACAAACTCGTTGGTGAGACGAACCATGCGCGCGCTGTCCTGGTTCTGCGCGATCAGGCGCAAAATCCCACGGAACAACGTCTTCATCCCCGTCTCAGCAAAGATGCGCGCAATCATCTCAATGTGCTGTTGGGCGGCATTCACAGTCGCCGCCACGGCACCAGCCGTCGAAGACTGCAACGCATCGGCATCAAGCCCTGCTGCCGCCTTGCTGATACCCGTGCGCGTCTGGCGAACGTCATCCATGTACGTCAGAACAGGGAACGCCTCTTTACCTACGAACGGCATTGACAACGGCTGCACCTGCCCCGGCGCACGCTGCCGGATGATCGCACCCGTCTCGGTGTTCATCACGTCTTCAATGTTGACCTGACCCTCAGTGACCGCCACGCGCGGGTGGATCGACATCGCCAAAGAGTCGAGCGTATTCCGCATGACAACCGACTTGATGCGCTGGATGTCCATCACAATGTCCGCGATCGACATCCCAAAGAAGTCATGCGGCTCTGGGTCAGGGCAGAACGCCGCGAACGGCATCATGTCCGTAGGCTGATCGTTCAGCAACGTGTTGCCAACGCCCGCAACGCAAACGCGCCGCAACTCAGCGATCCCGTCGCCATCCCGGTCAACCTTGATGTAGCACTCAGTGTACGTCACCTTCCGCGAGGCCGGATCGCTGCGATCCGTATTACGCGAGGTCAGCGCGGGATTGCGCGTGTAACGCTCGACGTTCGTATCCATGTCGTCGGTGGTCGTAGCCAGATCGATGACATCGTCATAGTCATAGCCCATCGCGACGAGGTCGCTGACAGTCATCACACGGCGGTGCGCCACGAACTCAGCGTCGTCGATCGACGTTGCTCGGCGATCAATCAGGAACTCTTCCGGTGGCAAGGCTTCGACCTTCACCCGACCATCGGGTGAGCGGTGCGTCACCCGCACGTCATGCAGCATCGGCGGTGGCGGCGGGGACATACCCATTTGCGCCATGATCGCCAACTCTTCTGGCCCCATTTGCGGGATCGGCGCGTCATACGACGCAGTCACGTCAATCGTCACGTTGGGGTCAGATGTCAGGGACGCCAGCGCAGCGTCATCCAAACCCGTCATGTCCGAGACTTCGACGCGATACGACGTGTCCCAGTAAAACTTGATTACACCCACCTTGCGCACCAACGCGTCCTTGAACGCGCTGTGCAGCGTCAGGAAACCAGGGTTATCCTTCTGGAACACATAATTGACATATTCTGTAGCCTGCTTTGCAGCCGCCACGTCTTCTGGACCACGCGGCACAAACTCAACGACCTTGTCGCCAGAGGTGAACACCCGCATCAGCGAAGGGATGATGGCTTGGACCGTGTCCCGCACGTCCATGGAGACAACTTTGCTGCGCCCGTCTTCCTCATCGCCATAAGGCTCGCCACGGTAATATTCCGTCGCCTTGGCGCGGACAGGCGACACCGTGTTGTCAATGAAGTCTTCAGCGTCATCGATCTCTTTGGCGACGATACCCTGCAACTCATCATCCGACATGTAGTCAGGATTTACGAGAGCCTGAACCTCGTTGGTGAGGTCGTTAATTTCTGCGTCCATGTGTGCGGCTCCTATTG